GCTTTGAGTCTTCATAACTTATTCCTTTACGTTCCATGTCAATAGCTTCCTCTTCAGCTTGAAGCCTGTTTAATATCTCGAAGGCATCGAACAATGCCAACTTCTTAGTAGCTGCAGCGTTCTTCAACTTATCCGCAGATAAGTCCTCTTCGCTGTTATTGATAATCTTATCACGAGCTACCTCGATTAACTCATCGACAGCGGCATACCCCGCCTCAATAATCTTTGATTTAATTTGTACCTTATCTCTCATTTGATTCTAAATTTTTCATACTTACCTTTTGACAATGGATTGTTAGGAGATACCCTCATGTAGGTAGTGAAGTTATCTCCAACAACAGGTATCAAATACCATGCGTCATAGTCAAACACGTACACTGCAATCTCGTCAACCGAACTCTTACTATACCTCTTCTCACTCTTATTTCCATGATTGATATTAACCACATAGCAATTGCCTTGTGGCGCAAAGCAATTAGTAGACTTGACCTGAACACGACTAACAATGCCTGCCCTGTCAACAATGAAGTCGTAGTTACACCCATCCATGATTGGCTTAGAGACAATATACCCTTTCTCAGTGCATAATAATAAGAACTTTATCTCTGCAAGATTACCTGCAATTACGCTCATGTTTGCAAATATAAATAAAAAACCCGCATGTTTCACAACAGACGGGTTTCAATCTAACCAAAACAAACAATATAGAAAACAGAAAACTTTTAACTTCCGCAACCGAAGCACTCATACGGAGAGTCACTCGGCTTATCAGGAGCTCCAACGCTTGCAAGCAAACGCTTAATCTCCCCAATCTCAGCTTGAATATCAAACTGCTCATCGCTCAATTCACCCGTCAACTGAGATTCAAGATGCTTGAGTTTCCAATTGAATGCTTCAACATCTTCAGCATCAGTTGGTTTCAAGTACTTGTTCATAGCTTCATTGTGATTTGATGGTCAAATATACGATACATTTTTTTGTCGTCCAAATAAAATTCGTATTCGCTGTCAGGAGAAAATGAAATTAAATCACCTTTATTGATTCCCTTCTCTACAAGATACTCATTCGGATATTCCATTACGCCAACTAATGCGCTGACGCTGCTTGAGTTATCTAATGACATTCCCTCATCTACTTTCGTAGGAGACACAAAGCAATATTTACTATGAGCATGCCACACATCATCCTTGCAATACATAAAGAATTGGTCAACGTCGACTAGGAACATGTCATCAAAAAGATAACTGCGCCCGCTCCTGCGCCTCCCCTTCATGTCATTGTAGAACTTGAATACATTGTGGTGAACCAATAGAAGGTCGCCCTCCGCAATCGGCCCATCATAATCTAATGGCGTAGATACAACTACAGCTTTCCTGTTAGATGTTTTGAAATCCTCCTCCGAAGAAGATAAGAAAAAATCAACGCCACCAATAGACTTCTCATTGTCATAGCGCTTGCCGCCTAATGGCTTTACGATAAAATAGAATGGTGATTTCATTTAAAAGTTTATGTTATACTCAACTACAATCGGCATCATCTGTGTAAATTCCTTCCACAAAAATACTTCTTGATTGCTGTTTATAACATACACCTCAAAAGAATTTTTCAAGGCGTTAAACTTTATTAGATGAATCTCATGAGTACTATCAAGCACCTTCTGACCCATAAGGTAATGCATCGCACCACCCTTGTAGTCAGGCCCAATAGCTATCTTCCTGATATTCATTACGACACAACCATTTTATAAATACGAATCCGAGCAGATGGATATTGGGTCAAGTCAGACAATACAGGGAATGTAGATGTAGAGATTCCATATAATCCACCTGAAATAGAATGAGCTGTATCTTTTGATATCTTAAACTGAATCACATTACTTGCAGCTGCAGTAAATGGGAATACCATTTGAACATTATGGTATTTGTTATTTTCAACAAATGAAATAATCTGATTGTCAACAATATCAGGGTTTTTATACATAGCAACAGCTAGTCGGGCATCACCACCACCACTAACATTGCCGAAAATAAAGTCAGTCATAATCAAGTACTGTCCTGCCGTTGCAAATGTAATTAATCCATTTGATGCCAATGACACGTCAGTTGTTGATTGAGGACCGCCAAATAGAATTGTATTAGGCCCTGCAGTCCCTGATATCTGATTAGCATACTCAGCAGAGTCAATCAACAGGTCAAGGTCAAAATTGATATTCTCCCAAGTCGCAGTAGGCTCACCGCCTCCTGAGCTTTTAATAACCTGACCTGTAGAGCCGAAGTCAGTTGCCAACGAAATACCACTGCCCACATATAAATCGTTACTTGCAGTTACATCTGTACTAGAAGATACAGAACCACCTGACACCGCTCCTGACGCAGTCACATCTACCGCAGAAATATTCTGCATAGTAGCATTTACAGATGACTCAAACGTACCGCTATTAACCTGAAGCCCATTAGATATTACAGAGCCATTAACCATAACGTCATCAGTAACCTCTAGCTGACCTGAAAACTCACCACTCGCAGCAGACAAGTTTCCGCTAAGCGTAGCGTCATTGGCAGACAAGTCACCTTCAAGAGTTAACGAGTTTGCTGCTAATGTAGTAGAAAAAGACCCACTACCGCCTTGAACAGAACCGTCAACATCTAATGAACTACCTGATAAAGCACCACCAAAACTGCCATTACCGCTTGATGTAACTGAAGACGCTGACAATGCCCCAACAACAGCAGAGCCATCAACGTCAATTGACCCACCAACAGTCAAGTCTCCTGCAATGTCACCATTAGCAGAAGTATTGAGGTTGCTAGCACTAACATCACCCGTTAAAGTAATGTCAGCAGTAGCAGTATTACCCTCATCCAACACTTGTTGAAGCGTAGGAACGGGGAAGTTCTGATTAATGAACTCACCCAAGTCACTTACTGTAAAGTTCTTGGTAGAGCCATTAGTAGAATCAGTACCAATAAGCTTATCGCTACCTGAAACGTCCCCATCAACAGGGTATGTGCTAATTTTTCCCATTATTTATTTTTCTTCGTAGGTTATCTCACCCGTTTTTAAATTGATGATAGCGTCAGCCCCATACTTTTCAATAAGAGCTGCCTCTTTGGCCTCGAACTCCTTCTTCATTCCTGCAATATCGTTAAGCAACATGCTCTTTTGAATCTCTAGGTCACCCAATCCCATCTTTGCCTTAGCAAAATTGGTATTCAAATCGTTTAATGAAGATAATTCTTGGTCTGTTAAATGTTTCATTGGATTTTATTTTTACAAAGGTATCAAATTTTTCTGAGAACCAAAACAGCAAGCGCTAAAAGCACAAATCCCCCCACAACAGCGAAGATTAACCACTTCTTCCACGCCTCATCGTCCTTATTTTGGCGTACCTCCCCCTGAGTTACTACCTCTTGTACCTGTCTGATGGTCTGCTCACGCAATCTTACCGTGTCATACACGGTCTTCGTCACAATTTTCACCGAATCACGTAGGTATCGGTACTCATGTTTGATTAATTGCTTCGATAACCGCACCTGCTGCCGAGTACTAAGCCCATCTACAGGGAGAATAACACGATTAGACTGCATATAGACAGTACCTGTAGTGTCATCAATAGGCTCATGAAGGTGAATTTTCTTGCAGCACCCCGTTAATACCAACAATAGTAGTAGGTGTTTCATTTTGTTTCGCTCTGACCTCGCTTTAATTTGGATTGAATGCTATCGTAAAGACTGTACCCGTACAAAATCTTGAAGCTTTCGTCAATACTCTTCAACTCAACCATGGCAATAACGCCAACGATAATCTTTGAGTAGGGAACAGAGCCGTCCATCACGTACTTCTCAATCATAAAGACCGTAAGCACCGCTAAATTGTACAGCAATATCTTTGAAATGGAGTGGCCCATCTTGCGAGATGAAATATCTTGCTTTGACCTGTAGGCACGATAGATGCCAAAGATAAAATCACAGGCAATCAGGATACTTACCGTCGCAAATAACGGAACAATTGGCGACAACACAGCACCAAGAGCAATAGCAACATTAATCAGCCATTGCTTCATGGTACAAATATCTCAACGTAAGTTAGACCATCATTATCAGAAGCCCACAAACGACAGCCATCTGTATATAAATCCATGGCTGCTTCGTAGGTTAAATCATAGGTAGTAACACCTTTTGTATCAGTCACTGCGTATATCATGATGTAATAATTTGTGCAAATGCAGTCTCACAAACGGCCGTATCTGTACCTGTTGTTTTTTGAACTGTAAAAACAAAGCTATTAGATACCCCTAAGTTTATAGTTACGTTGGTTAATGCCCCTGAGTTTACTCCATAAATCAAAGCATTGGAGGCGTTATTAACTACAAAACGCAAATTGGTCGTGCTTGTTACAATTGCAATTAAATCAACTTGCGTTGAAGTGATTGTTGCACCAATTGCCCCTGGGGGTGCTAAGATAGCTGTCCCCGCAGTTGTTGTACCAAACTTTAAACGAGGCACTTTTGTTCCCGTTGTTGTGTAACTATACAACCCAAAAATTCTAATAACATCACCAACACTCAAAGTGTTTGCAGGGATGGTCAATGTCTGCAATACTACCTCAGCTGTTGTATTCCCTGATATCCCCGCAGTGCTTGTAATAGAAACTGCAGGTGTTACTTTCGGAAGCCGTGCCTTAGCAAGTGTTCCTGAATTAACTCTATCTGCATCAATGTTGCTCAATTGGTCTTGAATAGTAGAAGTAGTACTAACCCCATTCAATGTCTGAAGCTCAGCATTGCTAAGAGTCACTGACTCACCAAGCTGCATTGAGCCTGTTAACTGAATATTCCCACCAAAAGCAACAGTGCCATTGCTACGAGTAATGCTGATAGGAGAATCAATGAAAGTCCCTGCGTCATTGTATCTACGAAGCTCAAAGTTAGTCCCTGCATTAGAGCCTGACTCAGCATCTTGGTTTACACGAAACGCCCAACGCTGCAAGTCATTCACACGGAATGAGAAGATTTTATTGTGAACGCCAACGCTATTGAAAATCCAACGTGAGTCAGCATTGTGAGAACTATAAAGCTTCACCTCAGACCCATAGGATGCTGTGTACGCTTGGTCTCCTAAAATTGGAAACGTAGTAAACTGCTTTCTTCCTGTGATTGTCTGATTACTACCAAGTGTTACATACGAATTATTGAACTGAGTCTTCAGGTCAGCAATCGTGAACTTTACGTTGTCTGTACTCAGATACCCTACCAAGCTGACCGTGTCAGCAGGAGAAGTGGTTGTAAACTGAGAGAATTTTATATTCGCCATCTTTATTCTTTTATGATATTGTCATTATCCTCAGTAACCAAAAAGGTTACACCATCTTCTGCAAGGATGAAATCTTCCTCAACAGGGCCAAGCGGCGGCGGCGTTGGGCCACCCATCGCAAAACCTCGAATGTATAAACCTATGGCTATCGGCTGCATATTACCAAATAGCTACCATGTCGGCAGCGGTTGAATCGTCAAACACCCTAATTACATTGACAGGCAAGAAAGACCCACCAATGATATTGCTGAACACAACATTGTCGCCCGATGCAGTACGAACACTTACATCACCACCCGTGCCAACATAAAGCACGCAAGCAGCAGTGTTCTCACTCGCTCCAATCACAGCATACTTCTGTCCTACAGCAGTGAAGATATTGGCATTGAGAGCAATCTCTAGGTTGTTTGCAATCCCTGCAATTGTAGCAGACTGTCCTGTAGTTAAGTTAACAACATAATCACCCTCCTGAAAAGTAGCCGCATAGCCACTGTCTACAAATGATGCATTCTCATCAATCAATGTAGCGAACACAACTGCTGTTGTAGAGCCACTAGCGGCAGCAGCCGATGGATTTAAAATTAGCCCATCAGTTCGAGGGGTAATGTTGCAGGCGGTATTGCCATTTATTTTTTGATATGCCATGTCTATTTATTTATCGTATGGAAACATTCTGTTGAGCGTGTCACGGCGAGCGTCACAACCGCAGTCCTCATAGCCTGCAGCCTGCGCCATCTTCTTAGCCATCTTGTCAATACCCGTCTTCTGTGTGACCTTTGCAATGGTGTCACCCAAGCCACGACTCTTATTAACTGTAACTATTACTTTCGCCATAACACCACAAAGATAGTCAATACTTTCCTTTTATAAATTTGGTCTTTAACAACGCCTTGTTTGTACTTGGGTCGTAAACGTAGTCGTCTACATTACCCCCTGATTTTTTAACAGCCCTGTCCTTAGCTCTCTCGCTAGCAGTCATGGCGTTTCTTCTAAGCCCCTCCTGAGTGTATGTCTTGCCGTCAGCTTTCAAATGCCCACGCTCCTTAAGAATAGCGATAGCTAATTTCCTATCACCAACTTGAGCCGTTAGCCTCTCTAATAACTGACCACGACCCATAAACTTCTGAGTGGCCATATTAATACTTTCCTTTTCTGTTTTTAGGATTAGCCGTAGTGTGACCACCACTGCCGCCCCATAAATCTTTGCACGCCCAATACCTAGCAGTTAGCTTGTTACTCGCCGTGTCACAACTATGCCGAGCCTTGAAGCTCTTACGCGCAGCAGCTGAGTAGTTGTTGCCGTAACCCTCTGCGCCATAGTGGATTAGCTTTTCAGTTCCTCCACTGCAAGCCTTGACCATGCGCTTCTTCCCCTGCCTATCTGACTTGACAGGGGAATTGCACTTCATCTTTGACTTGTCAGCCATTAGCAGGATTTAGACATCTTGTTCTTCATCACTTTCTTCGCCATAGCTTTCTTCGCCATAGGTTTAGCTCCATTCTTTTTCATGGAAGCTTTTTCGACCATCATCATTTTTTTCATCGTTTTGTGTATTTAGAGGTTACTTTTGCTTCTTTTGTATTACTCACAAACTGACGACCACTACCACCCTTTGACTTTTTCAGTCGAGCAGTGGCAGCACGCTCACTCTGTGATAACGCCTTAGCCTTCTTCAAAGGTAAGCAACGGTCGGGATTCTTTTTGTTCGGACTCGTACCACACTCACCCATAATCTTTCCGCCCGTCCCGATACGAACCCACTTCTCATCCCGCCATTTCTTCAACTCACCCATCACTTCTTCTTTTTAATAGTCTTCTTACCCTTGGCATAGTTCGGGTCTTTGCAATATTGCGACGCAGCCATGTTGGCATACGCAGATGGGTAGCGGTCAAACGTCCGCTTTGCCCAATCAATCCCCGCCTTGCAAATCTTATTCCCCTTAGCCATTAGTTTCTCAACTCAAAGTGCATGAAATCAAAATTGCGCTCACGGCCGTAGCTGATAAAGCCATGCTTGTAGAAAATGTCAATCATCTTCTTGTACTCAGGCTTACCGAACTGCGCCGTCTTGCTGCTCTGCTTCAACGTATTCCTCGATGGGTCTAGGTCAATAGCAATGCCCCAACAGTGGCGTGAGTACTCATTGCCACCACGCATCTTACGAAACGAGAAGCACCCACCAAACAGGTCAATGCCCAGTCGCTTAATCTCGTCAATGCCATAAGTGGTAAGGAGCTCATTGAATACCGCCAAAAACTTATCGGCCGCCAAGGAATGGCAACGCATCTTCGTAACTACCGTCTTGGTATCCCACGCCAAACGCATCGGATACGGCAACTGAATAGTCACCAAGTAGTCACTGCCGTCATCGTCAGGCTTGCCGTACTTGGCGATAATCTGTTTGGTCGTTAGCATGCAATCAATTAACTTTGCTACAAAGTTAAATAAAAAAAAATGAAATCAGATTACCTCAAATACTACAACGTATTCCGCAAGTACGTTCGTATGAAATATAAGATTGAAAAGCCACACCTGCTCGATGGTCTCATCTTCATCTACTCCGAAGGAGTGTTCTCCTACAAGAGCGTTGACATGTGGCGTAAACTAAATAACTTCCACCCCTCTACCCTCACCTACTTCAAAGAAAACGGATATGTCGATACCGTCAAGAAACGCAAAGAGAACCTCAAGTGGTTCGAGCCTGACATGACCCTATACCAAATCTCAAGCAAAGGCAAGAACGTCGTTCGATACCTCTACGACCTGCTAGAAGGAAAGAGACTCATCGCAGACAACGACCGAGCCGCACGCCTGAAACGAGTCCCTAAAAGTTTCGACTCCATGAGGGAGTACATTTTTAAAATTAAACGGGAGACCCTTCGCTTAGAACAAGAACTACGTCAATCTCCCGAAGAATAGTATACTGATTCCCGTCAATCACCATCGTGAAGCTCTGAGCCTTGTCAAAGTAAATGACACTGCCATCCGTGATATTCTTCACGTCAGTGCCTACTTTCACAATAGTTGCTTTTCGATACCGAAGCTTGTCAACGTCATCACCCGATAACACCAAGCCTGAGGCGGTCTCTACCTCCTCGTCAATCAACTGACTAACTATAAATTTTCCAATTGGTTTCATTCTGAGTCCTCCCAAACAAATACAGGAGAGCCATTAGTTCCCTCCCAATACTTAATTACTTTTTGATACAAATGCTCAACTGCTTCGTCAAGCGATAACCCGTCATGCTCAAGCGTTTTTACAATCGCATTGCATGAGTAAATCTTGCGCTCCCCGTCAAGGGAAACGCCAAGGCAAGCTGCCTCAAACTGAGGCAAACTCACCCGTCGTTCTATGTGTAGTCTATGACTCATAGCTTCTTGCCATCGTTACAATCGCATCAGTACTCAACACCGTCACCGCAACACTCACCGCATTCTGCAACGCACTGCGAGTTACCTTCAACGGGTCAATCACACCCATGTCATACAAGTTACCAAACGAACCATCACGCATGTTCCATCCATACCCCCACTCACCAACATGCTCATTGGGAGTTGATGGCTCATAACCCGCATTGTCAACGAGGGTTAAAAATGGGGCTCGTAGAGCGTGCATAATTATCTTTGTGGCAATAGTGTATGCCGAGGTGGGAGAAGTCTCAGCAGATAGCCTCTTATCAAGCCTACGAGCTTCGTAGTACAATGCACTACCGCCACCCGCAACGATACCCTCTTCAAGAGCGGAGCGAACAGCGCACACGGCATCGTCAATCCTGTCGTACAATTCCTTCTGCTCAAGGTCAGTGTTACCACCAACGTAGATAACGCCAATGCTGCCTGATAGCATCGCAATGCGAGACATGATAAAGTCCTTATCGCCTTTTCTCACCGCCTCAGTGTGAGCACCACGCAGCTGCTCAATGCGCTCCGCTACTGCCTCACCATCACGATGGGCATCACTAACCACCATCACCGTCTTGTCATTGCCAACGGTCACCTTGCTCACATACCCCAAGTCCTCAGGGCCAATGATGCTCAAGTCGTCACCCGTGCGGTGGCTGAAGTACTTCGCACCAACGCTCATAGCAATGTCCTGCATCAGCTCACCCTGACGGTAGCCAAAGCTCGGCGCATCAATCGCACAAACCTTAATGCGACCCTTCACCTTGTTTGCACCCAAGGTGTTCAACATCATCTGACCACAAGGCCCAATAATCAACAGCGACTTGTTCGCCTCAATCACGTGCTTCAACACACGCTCAATCTGCAACACGTTCTCAATCTCCATGTCAGCAACCAACACGTACACGTCATTCATCACGCACTCATCACGCTTCATGTCCGTCACGAACACAGGCGACAAGTAACCCTTGTCAATCCGTAGCCCGTTCGTCACCTCGTAGTATGTGTCAGGAGTCTGTGAGTTCTCAACCATCACAATGCCATCAGCCCCAACCTTGCCGTACACGTCAGCAATGGTCTTGCCAATCACCTTGTCATTGTTCGCTGAAATGATAGCTACGTCCAAGAGCTCACGCTTGCGTAACTTGCGAGCCATCCTTCTCAAATCGTCCACCACCTCATTGCTTATCTCCACCAACTTGCGCAACACCTCAGTGCGGTTCACCGCAGGATGCGCTTCCAAAATCTCCATGCCATAAGCAACTAACGCCTCAGCTAATACAACAGCCGTCGTCGTGCCATCACCCGCAGATGATGCAGTCTTGCTGCTCGCCTCACGCAACATACGAACCGCTAGGTTCTCAATCGGGTCTAACAACTGAATCGAGTTGGCAACAGTAACACCATCCTTGGTCACCGTCAATCCGCCAACAACATCAGCACCCTCAATCAAGACCGTCTTACCGCTCGGCCCTAAAGTGCTCTTCACAGCAGAGGCCATCTTCCTGATGCCATTCATCAATCGAGCTCTGCCTTCGTCTCCTAAGGTCAAGTCCTTGGGACTGTACCCTCCTGTTTTAAATTCCATAAATTAGATTTTGATGCCACAAATATACCAAGAGTAAAATGAAAATGCAAACGCCATCAGTCCAACCAACTCGTTGGCTAAAATGTCAAATGTCAATTTTGAAATTTCCCTTATTCTCTCTCTATAATTTAACGTGTGGGATTTTTTCTTCCACAAAATTCTGAACTTAAAATCGACATTTTCGACATTTCTTCGTTTTTACTATTGTTAAGCTAATATTTTCGACACTAAAATCGACATTAATCGACACTAAATTTTAATAATCGACACAAAAATAGCCCATATTAAAAGACTAAGTAATATGAGAAACTACAAAACTTTGTAAGCTTGCAACATTTATGTTGTAAGATTAGGTTGAAGATTCTGAACTTGTGAGGTAGTTATTAGGTGGGATGAATTAGAATCTATCCTCGTGAGCGAGGATGATTGAAACAAAAAAGAGGGGACATGCCCCTCTCTCTTTTGGTGTAAGAAGTTAGTATTCCTTCTTCATGCCAAGAGAATACTCGCTAGCTTCAGCGGCCATAATAGCTCTTGAAATCATAGCCTCTTTCTCAGCATACTTCTTGGCTTTGTAAACCTGACAAGCCATACCAATGCCCGTCATGCCATCACCAATCCGCTCGTTAACTAAACGGCCATCCCGTACCGTTAAGCCACCTGTGTAAAACTTAGGACGCATTCACAAAGATAGGAATGGTTTAGATATCTTTAGTGTTGGGGTTATCCCCCCCGCTCGGCGCTGAGGGTCGGCGGCGGAAAGTGAATTTTTTTTCGAGGGGTGGGGGTCGGTTCGGTGGGGGTCGGGGTGGATTTTTGGCGGTTTGGGCGGTGGTCGGTATCAAAAAGTAACCTAGTATCAAAAAGTAACCTAGTATCAAAAAGTAACCTAGTATACTTTTGTAACCTAGTATACAAAGGTGACCAAGTGAGGGG